CCTTCTTTTTATTACTAAGACAGATATGATTAAAAAAACACATAGAACAGACAGCGCACATGGGGCTGTCACTTTAATGAATCAGGTGGCTAAAGGTTTGCCGGATATTCCATCCCATGTTAAAGTTAGAAAGCAAGACAAACCTTTTTTAGATGCTATACTATCCTCACGCGCGCGAGATGAGTGGAGCATGGTTGATATTGTTGTGGCTAATCAATTGGCGTGGACGCAGTGCGAGATTGCTAAAGAAGTTCTCACAATTGAAAGCGAGGGCACTGTCATACCAAATGATCGCGGCACGATGGTTACTAATCCACGGTTTAGAGCTATCAACGAACACAAACAAAGTCAGCTAGCACTAATCAAGACTTTAGCTTTACATTCAATGGCTAGTAAAGACCAACGAAAAGAAACAGACAAGCGGACAGCGCTATTAAAAACTAAGGCAGTGCTAAATGATATGCAAGATTCGCTGATCGCTTCACCGTGATAAAAAAAATGACTAGGGGCGAGAAGGTTATAGCCTTCATTACTACCTATATTATAACGCCGGAGGGTTCGCAAGTAGGCAAGCCAATGCAGTTGGCTGAGTTCCAGCGCAAGTTCATCTTAGAAATTTATGATAATCCGCATGGAACTAAGCAAGCATACCTGAGTATTTCACGTAAGAACGGAAAGAGCGGACTCATTGCAGCCATTATTTTGGCTCACTTAGTAGGGCCGGAAGCTAAACATAATAGTCAAATTATCTCAGGCGCTAGAAGTCGTGACCAAGCTGCGCTAGTTTTTAAGCTGGCTAGTAAGATGGTTATGCAATCATCTGAGCTTATGAAGGTGGTTAAGATAATCCCGTCAAGCAAAATGTTAATCGGCTTACCTCGCAATGTGGAGTACAAAGCCATTGCAGCAGACGGTACTACAGCTCATGGCTTGAGTCCGGTGTTGGCTATCCTTGATGAAGTTGGTCAAGTAAGAGGTTCTCAAGATGATTTTATCGATGCTATCACAACTTCGCAGGGTGCTTATGATGAACCGCTGCTGATTGCTATTAGTACGCAGTCGCCTAATGACGCTGATTTGTTCTCTATATGGATTGATGACGCTAAAAAATCAGGTGATCCGGCTATTGTTTCACACGTTTACGAGGCTACAAAAGATTGCGACTTGATGGATGAAGCTGAATGGTATGCAGCAAACCCAGCGCTAGGCATATTTAGATCGTATAATGAGCTGAAAGAGTACGCGATTAAAGCAGAGCGTATGCCGTCTAGTGAAAATGCTTTTCGCAATTTATATTTGAATCAGCGAGTGCAAGCAAACAATCCGTTTGTTAGTCGTGACGTATGGCAATCAAACGGCGATATGCCTGAATCATTGATCGGTAAAAATGTATATGGTGGCTTAGACTTGTCAAGCGTTAATGACTTAACTGCGCTAGTATTGGTTACAGATGATGGCGATGTCGTGCCATACTTTTGGCTTCCAGGTGAAGGGCTTGCTGAAAAGGCTAAATCAGATCGTGTGCCGTATGATGTATGGGAACGTGAAGGTTATTTATTGACTACGCCTAGCAAAGCTATTGAGTATTCATACATTGCTGAATATCTACGCAGTATATTTGACAATTTTAATATAGTTAAGATTGCATTTGATAGATACAACATGAGATTTTTAAAGCCTTACTTAGAAAAGGCAGGCTTTACTGATGAGGAAATGGATAGGTTTGTAGAAATGGGGCAGGGGTTTATTTCAATGTCACCGGCTATTCGTGAGCTTGAATCTAAGTTACTTACTAAAAAATTAAAACATGGCAATCATCCAGTATTAACTATGTGTGCAAGCAATGCTAGTGTTATACTTGATCCTGCCGGTAATAGAAAGTTTACAAAACAAAAATCTAATGGTAGAATAGACGGCATAGTTAGCTTGGCTATGGCTGTAGGCGTTATGCCTGAGTCGCTAGATCAAGGTGATTTTGATGGCTTTTTAATGAATCCTGTGGCGGTTAAATGAGTGTATTTACACCAGTAATCAATTGGTTGTTTGATGGGTTACAAAGAAACCAAGGCATACAAAACCCAGCGCCTCCGGTATATTCAGAGAGCGCAGCATCGTCTGTCACATTTGACAGCGCCATGCAACTATCAGGCGTGTGGTCATGCGTTAAATTAATATCTGAAACAGTGGCAAGTCTGCCATTAACTGTTTATAAAAAAACGCCTGACGGTCGTGTGAAGTCAGTTAGTGATCAGCTAACAATTTTGTTTCAAGGTAAAGTCAACCGCTACCAAAACAAGATTGAATTCTTTGAAACAGTATTGTTAAATTTAATTGTGCATGGTAACTCATATTGCATTATTCAAAAGTCAGGCGGTCGCATTGTTGGCTTAATGCCTATAATGGCCTCGCAAGTAGAAACAACTTTACTTGCTGATGGCGCTATTGTGCATGAGTATTATTATGACGGCGGCGTTAAAGTATATGCTGCTGAATCAATATGGCATTTAAAGATGATGGGTAACGGCGTTATTGGCCTGAGTCCACTAGCTTATCAGCGTAATACTTTAGGAATTGCACAAGCCGCAGAAAGCGCAGTTACTAAAATATATCGTAACGGCTCAAAGCCTAGCGGAGTTTTAAGTATTGATCGAGTATTAACTAAAGAACAGCGTGACTCTATTAGATCAAACTTTAGCACTTTAGTTTCTACCAATGATGAACGGCTGCTAGTGCTTGAGGGTGGCATGAAGTTTGACGCTATCTCACTGAGTCCGGCAGACATTGAGCTGTTAGCGTCTAGGCAATTCCAGCTTTCTGAAATCTGCCGCTGGTATGGTGTGCCAAGTGTCATGATTAACGATACAAACTCTACCACTGTTTGGGGATCAGGTATTGAGCAGATCGTATCAGGATTTTATAAAGTAACATTACGCCCTATCTTAGAAAAGATAGAGCAATCAATGATCGTGACTTTGCTTGGCGATAGCGTGGGCGAATACGATGTTGAGTTTAACTTTGAAGGTTTACTGCGAGCAGATCAGAAGTCACGCTTTGACGGCTATCGAACTGGTATTCAAGGCGGTATCATTACACCTAATGAAGCTAGATCGATGGAAGGCTTGCCGCTTATGGATGGCGGTGACGAATTATTTATGCAGTCTGCTACCTTGCCTATATCGCAGCTAGGCCAACAACAACCAACTACAGCACCAACTAATACACCTGATATGGGACAAACCAATGACAATCCTGCATAAAAGCCTTAACTTACAAGATGTAAGCGTTAAGTTTGACACGGTTGGGGGCATGAAGTTTAGCGGATATGCTTCTAAATTTAACGATGTTGACTCTTATAACGATACTATTATGCCAGGCGCTTACGCTGCAACCTTGCAAGATCGTGAGCGAGCAATACAAATGCGCTGGAATCACTATGGTGAAGTTATTGGCAAATGGACAATGGTTGCCGAAGACGAAAAAGGCTTATGGGTTGAGGGTGAATTAACACCCAATCATTCAAAAGCGCAAGACGTTTACGCGTCATTGAAGCATGGCGCTATTTCAGGTCTAAGCATTGGCTTCTATCTAAAAGACTTTGATCTAAAGCCTGATGGCGTTCGCGTATTGAAAGAGATTGAGCTAGTAGAGATTAGCGTAGTAGAAGAACCTGCGGACTTAGGCGCACGAATTGAAGATGTAAAGTCAGCCGTTACAGAGGCTAAGACTTTGAAGGAAATTGAAACCTTACTGCGTGATGCTGGCAAGTTTTCAAGGGCTGATGCGACTGCTATCGTTAGTCGTATCAAGTCTATTGCACAGCCGAGTGATTCGGTGGCAGAAGAAACAAATGCACAAGCTATTTTAGCCGCCGCATTAAAACTTAAATCACTATAAAGGAATTACAAATGGAACTGAATGATATGATCGACGCTGGCTTTAAGTCAGTACAGGAAAAAGTAGGCGCTGAATTAAAGTCAGCTATGGACAAATACGAAGGCCAACTTAAAGACACTGGCTCAGTTGCTGTTGAAGCTAAGTCAGCCGTTATTGCATTGGCTGAGGAATTCAAATCAGTCGCCGCTTCTATGAATGAGTTAGCACAAAAGAGCGCTAACGGTTTACATGCAGAAGCACCGCTGTTAAGTGCTGGCGCTGAGTTCGTTAAATCAGAAGGCTTTAAACAATTGCTTAAAGGCGAGCGCGACAAAGTACGTGTTGAAGTTAAGAACACAGTTACTTCTGATTCAACAACTGTATTCCCGTACCAACGTCCAGGCGTTATTGCTGGCGATTACAAACCGCTTACTATTCGTGAATTATTCCGCTCAATCCCTGTTTCTAGCAACATGGTAAACAGCTTGCGCGAATTAGCAAACACAAACAGCGCAGCAGAAGTTTCACAAGGTGCAGCTAAACCTGAATCAGCAGTGACTTTTGAGCAGTACAATGTGCCAATCACTACCGTTGCTCATTGGATTAAAATCTCTAAGCAACTTATGGAGGATGCTCCGGCAATCACTGCTTACATTGACACTCGTTTGCGTGATGGTTTAGCACAGCGTATTGATGCACAATTGTTAAATGGTAACGGTACATCACCTAATCTATCAGGTTTGACTGACAGCGGCAATTTTACAGCCTATACAGCTACATCTGATGATTTGCTAGTGGATGCTATCAACCGCGCTAAATACCAATTGTGGGCTACTGGCAACTACGCTGACGCTGTTATTGTAAACCCTGCTACTTGGGGCGCAATGGAGCGTACACGTGAAGGCTCAGGTACTGGTGCTTATTTATACGGCACTCCTGGCACTGGCGGTAACATGAACCCATTTGGCTTGCGTATCGTGTTGTCAAACAACATGGCGGCAGGTAAGTTCTTAATCGGTGCGCTTGATACTGCTACTGTATTGTATAACCGTACAGGTGCAGTGGTTGAAATGGGTTATGTAAACGCTGACTTTACAAATAACCTGATCACAATCCGAGCAGAAGAACGCTTGGGTCTTGGTGTAGATCGTCCTAGCGCTATTTTATATGGTGATTGGACTGCTTAGTAAATAGTGTAAAATTAGAAAGCCTGCTTCGGTGGGCTTTCTTTTTATGGGATTAATATGAAAATAGTTATTACATCAAAAAAGCCAATTAATGATGACGTTAAAGGTCGCTTACAAAAAGATACAGTGATTGATCTACCGGATCATAAAGCTAAGTTCTACATTGAACGTGGCGAGGCCGTAGCATACGAAACAAAGGTCATGCAAGATAACCCACTAAAGACAGGTGGCGCAACGGCACAGTCGTCTGTTGCGCGAGTGGTGGAAGCCTTACGCGACAGGATGCCGAACTCGTTAGAAAGTGGCGAGAAAAAGACACTGGTACGACTAAAGCGGTAATAGTAGCAAATAATACTTTTCAGCTAGTGTCATGGGCTGATGCTATGTTTGCTATGGATAAGGACTGGTGGACTATACACGGTGATGAAGTTGTAAAAACTTTTATAGGTGCTAAGTTCTCAAACAATCCAGTAAAAGAAGCAAAGCATTTAGCTCAGTTTGAACACTTCGGGAATAGTGGCGCTGCATGTATTAGTTTGGCTATTATGGGCGGAGCTAGTAGAATTATATTGCTTGGCTATGATTGTCAGATAACAAATGGCTTAAAACACTGGCATGGTGACCATAAAGCAGGGCTTGGCAACGCAGGAATGATCCACAAATGGCATAAAAAGTTTGCTGAAATAGCAGAAAGATGGCCTAATTTAGTGGTAAATGCTACTAGACAAACCGCACTAACTTGTTTTGAAAGAGTAGAATTAGAAAATGAAATTGCCACTTAATAGCGTTCGCGGTCGTATTAGATCATTTATTGAAGCTCATGCCGACAAATTGGGCGATGATGTGCTTGAAATAGGGTCTAGGATGACTAATCCTAATACATGGTGGATTGTTAACCATGATCTAGCTAAAGGCAAGTGGATTGGTTGCGATATGCAGCAGGGCGATGGCGTTGATGTTGTTGCCGATATTCATAATCCGCCAAGTGAATGGACTGGTAAGTTTACCGGCATTTTATGCAGCGAGGTTATGGAGCATATAGCAAGGCCGCATATTGCTTTGCCTAAAATTAAGTCACTCCTTAAACCTAACGGCTTTATTATAATCACTACTTTGTTTGCGTTTCCTGAACATGGCTTTCCTGATGATTATTTTAGATACAGCCGCAGCGGATTAAAATTGTTACTTGAAGATGCTGGCTTTATTGACGTTGAAACATTTTATGCAGGTGAGGTTGTATTGAAGCTTAACGATCACGGTGAAGCCGGAGAATGTACGCGCACTTTACCGATGCACACATTCGCGATTGCGAGAGTGCCATGCTAACACTATTGACAGCTACTGGATGCAGACCTAAAGCATGGGCTATCTGTGAAAAACTTATGCTTGCTCAAGATTATACAGGGTCAGTGCGCTGGGTCATTGTAGATGACGGCGAAGAAGCGCAGCCAGTGACGTTTAAACGCGATAACTGGACGCTTGAGGTAGTAAGACCGCAGCATAGATGGAAAGAAGGCTTAAACACGCAAGCTGATAACCTATTAGCCGGATTGAATGTTATTTCAGATGATGAAAATCTAGTAATTATTGAAGATGACGATCACTATGCCAGTGACTGGCTAGCGACTGTTAGCGAGTATTTAAAAGATTATGAATTAGTAGGTGAAACACTAGCAAAGTATTATAATATAACAACTAAGACCGGCAGACAGCTAAGAAACGACAAACACGCTAGTCTATGCTGTACGGCTATGCGAGGAAATGCCACAAAAGCATTTAGAAAGGTGTGTATTCCAGGCACTAAGTTTATTGATATTAACCTATGGAATAACTTTTCAAATAAGTTATTATTTATTAGTAGCAAGGTAGTTGGAATTAAGGGTTTTGAAGGTCGAAGCGGTATTGGCATGGGTCATAGTAAAGACTTTAGCGGAACGAAAGATTATAACCATAGTTTGTTAAAACTGTGGATTGGCGAAGGTATAAAGCACTATGTCTAACATCGTATGGCGCTACTGGCAAGACCGAGCAAAGCTTATTGTTGATATGCTAGACGGAACTTATGCCGAAAGGGTAGAAGCCTATCCGCCTAAAGTGCTGATGACTGATGATGATGGTGATTATGCACGTTTAAGGGTTGATGTTGGACAAACTGGATTCTTTGCAGGTCGTGAGTTTAGAACTTTTTACGAATTCTCTATTATTTCAGGTGCTACGCAAGTAATTAAAGTTACTCACGGCACAGATACAATTTTGCAGAAGTTCGGATCATCTTTAGACCTTGCAGAATTAAGAATTGAATTAAGAGTTGGTGGTACAGAGGGCGGCACGTTCGGTACTCAATTACCTATATTTAAAACAAATATAATGAGTTCTGCTTCTGATTATTTAAGTCAAACTACATTGGCTGTAGGTGGAACACATACCGGCGGCACAGTTGTTGATCTATTAAAGCTATACAGCGGAGCTAATCAAAATAAAGCCGATCAATCATCAGCTACAGAGGATTCGCCGCAAGGTTTTCCAGTAGGTAATCTTTATATTGTACTAACAAACACAGACGGCGCTACGGCTACCGGAATATTTCAGTCACGATGGGAAGAAAGACCATGAGTACAGCGACTTTAGCAATGGTAAAGGCAGATTTAAGAGTTACTAGCTCAGATGATGATGCTTATCTGCAAGTTTTAATCAATGCGGCTGAGGATGAGTGCTTGCAATTCTTAAATGTATCTGAATTGCCTACTGAGATCGGTTCTAGTGAGCCGCCATTGAAAGGTAGCGTGTATGCTGCGGTGTTTTTGTTAGTACGCTCAAAGTTTGACAGCGCTACACCTGATGAGATCAAAGGTATTCGCCAATGCGCTGAAATGTTACTTATGCCTTATCGTGGCAACTTAGGGCTTTAAATGTTAGCGCCTAAACTCAGAAAAAAGATCGACATTGAACAATTCACTAGCACAATTGATTCTAATTATGGCGGTGAAATTCAAGCATGGACTGTTTTCGCCAATAACATATCGGCTGAAATATTATCTGTTTCAGGTCGTGAGTTTTTCTCAGCGCAGGAACAACAAAACGCCGTGAACTATAAAATAACGATCCGTTATATGGCTGGCATACTTGCTAACATGCGAATAAATTATGACGGTGCTATATATAACATTAAGGCCGTACTGCCTGACAGTACAGGTAAGCGCTTCATTACTTTAATGGCTGAAATAGGTGTACATAATGGCTGATGATCTAGGCTTTACAGTTAGCGGACTGGCAGAGCTTTCTAAGAAGCTAAAAGAAATGCCTGATAAGCTAGCTAGGAACGGGCTTAGAGCTGCGGTAAATGCAGGGGCAGAGGTTATACGCAAGGATGCCATAACACGAGTGCCAGTGCTTACGGGTAGGTTGAAGAAAGCTATCTACAAGAAGCAGATAAGAGAAAAGTCAAACAATGTACAACAGACGTTTTTTATAGGTGCTAGGAATGGTAAGAAGTATAAAAAGTCAGACAAAGATGCTTACTATTGGCGGTTCTTAGAGTTCGGAACGTCTAAGTTACCTGCTAGGCCGTTCCTTCGCCCTGCATTTGATACTAAGAAAACGCAAGCAGTAGATGCTATTGCTAAGAAGTTAAAAGAACGAATCGACAAATATGCAGGTGAAAAATGATAGAAACTTCAATATATGGTATAATTAAAACGCTTGCAGGTGGTAGAGTTTACCCAATTGTATTGCCTGATTCTGTTTCTTTACCTGCGATAGTCTATCAGCGCATATCTAGTGTGCCGATAACGTCGCTAGATGGCGATTCAGGGCTAGATAGCGTTAGGATTCAGATTAGCGTATGGGGTAACACTTATAAAGAGGTTAAAGACTTATCTGTTACGGTTAGAGCTACGCTTAATGCTAGTGCGTTAAAGATAACAACTGAGAATGACACGGATGACTATGAGCCTGAAACAAAAAGGTTTAGGGTCTTAACCGATTTTGTAGTATGGCAAAAATAGCAATTTTTTAAGAGGAATTTATTATGTCTAGCTTGGCTTTAGAATCACAAGGCATGTTGTTAAAAATTGGTAATGGGTTAAGCTCAGAAACCTTTACAACTATTCCTGAAATTAAAACATTTAGCGGCCCTGGCGGTTCGGCTACTGTAATTGACGTATCAGACTTATCTAGCTTGGCACGTGAAAAGCGTATGGGCTTGAATGATGAAGGTCAGTTAAGTTTTACCATTAACTATGTGCCAACTAACACGCAACACGCTTTGCTTCGTACTCAACGTGCAAGCCGTGAGTTAACATCGTTTCAATTAGTGTTTACTGATACTGGCAACACCACATGGGATTTTGACGGCTATGTGAATGGCTTTAGTGTATCAGGTGCGGTTGATGGTGTTGTTGAAGCTCAAGTTACTATTGAAATTAGCGGCGCAATTACGGAAACACCATAATGGCAATACTAACTAAAAATGAAATCTTAGCAGCGAATGATGTTAAGCGTATTAAAATTGATGTGCCTGAATGGGGTGGTGAGGTTTATATCAGCACAATGACAGGTACAGCTCGCGATGAATTTGAAACAGGTATTCTCGCTAATGCCAAGTCCGGTAAAGTTGGTAATGCTCGCGCAAGATTAGCAGCCAGTACTATTACCGATGAACTAGGCAACCTTCTGTTTACTTCTGATGATATTGACAGCTTAGGTAAGAAGTCACAATTAGCTTTAGATCGTGTTGTCGTTGAGTCACAAAAGTTAAATAAGCTGACTAACGCTGATTTAGAGGAAGCAGAAAAAAACTAAACCGCCGGCCTGAGAGGATATTTTATTTCAGGCTGGCTGAAAAGTTAGGTAAGACAGTAAAGCAATTACTAAATGAAATTGACAGCGCAGAAATTACAGAATGGATGGCACTAGCTAAGATAGATTATCAAGCAAGACAGCCAAAAGTACAAACTGCGGATTCGATTAAATCTTCGTTTGCTAACAAAGTAATTAAAAAAGGTTAAAAAAATGGCGGCATTAGGTGAATTAGTAGTAAGTTTAAGTGCCAATACCGCCAAGTTTACCCAAGGCTTAGATAAAGCCGAATATTCAGCACAAAAATCATTTAAAAGCATGGCGGATAATGCCAAAGTTTACGGCGCTGCACTTGGCGGAATTGCCGTGGCTGGCGTTACTGCGTTTGCTTACTCAGTAAAACAAGCAATTGACGCAGCCGATGATATGAGTAAGGCATCGCAAAAAATTGGTGTAACTACTGAGGCTTTGTCAGCTCTTAAATATGCGGCAGATCTTTCAGGTATTAGCTTTGAGTCACTACAGAATGGACTTAAAAAACTTAGCGTTAATATGGATGAAGCATTAAGCGGTACGCTTATGCAAGTCGAAACATTTTATAGGCTAGGTGTTTCTGTTACTGATGCCAGTGGCAAGCTAAAGGCTTCTGATTCTGTATTAGCCGAAATTGCCGACAAATTCCAGCGTATGCCTGATGGCGTAGAAAAAACTGCAATTGCTGTACAGGCATTTGGTAAAGCTGGTGCTGATTTAATACCGCTATTAAATGGCGGTTCAGGTGGCATTGAAAAAATGCGTGAAGAAGCTGAAATGCTTGGAATCGTATTAGATCAAGAAACAGCAAGATCAGCAGAAAAATTCAACGATCAAATAGCTAAACTTACTACTACTTATGATGGATTTGCATTAAGCACAGCAGAAACAATGCTGCCAGCACTTAATTCAGTAGTATCGGCACTAGACAATATATTTTTTGGCTTTGATAAGTTAGAGCGACAAATTAAAAAAACTGGTGGGGCTACTGCTGGCAGTTGGAGTCCAGTACCATCAATAAACGACAAACCAACAGAAGGCATGTTTAAATTGCCGACTGAATTTCAAGCTGCACCAAAAGCTGCGTTTGCTGATTATCAAAAACAATTAAAAGATGCAGAAGATGCGGCAAAGGCATCAGCTAAATCTGCGGCAGACGCTAAGAAAAAATCACTAGATGAGCAATTAAAAGACCTGCAAGAACAAATGAATTTTGAAATTGAGTTATTAGAATTTCGGAATCAAGAAGAACTCGATATGCTTGCAGATCGTGAAGAAGAAAAAAAGGCAAGAATAGCAGAAACAGTTTCTAAACAAAAAGAATTTAACGCAGAAGTTGAGCGCGTTAAAAACTCAGTTGATCCGCTAAGAGAATATACAGTAGCTATTAAACAGCTTGGTGAAATGTTTGATATGGGTAGAATAACAGCAGAAGAATTTGCAACTGCATCAGCTAACGCACAAAAAGAAATGCTGGGCTTTACTGATAAAGGCAAAACTGGATTTGATGAATTAAAAAATGCTATTGACGGCTTTGCTAGGGATGGCGCTAGTGCAATGACTGACTTTATATTTGGCACTAAAGGTTCATTCAGTGACATGGTAAACTCTATGCTTAAAGACTTGGCAAGGTTGGCTTTGCAAAAATCATTATTTGAGCCTTTAGTTTCAGGAGCTAGTGATGCGTTCTCAAGCTCAAGCGGTGGCATAGCTGGTTTGTTAGGAGGCATGTTTGGCGGTGGTCGCGCTCAAGGTGGTGATGTTCAAGGTGGTAAAAGCTATTTAGTCGGTGAATATGGGCCGGAGGTTGTAACCATGGGCGGTAACGGAACAGTAACACCTAGCTCTAATGGTAGCGTTACAGTAAGCGTTAATGTAGATGCTAGCGGTGGTAGCTTTGAATCAAACACTTCATTCGGCAAACAGCTTGGAAATGCGATTAAAACAACTGTACAATCTGAAATGCTTAGACAGAAAAGACAAGGCGGTTTATTAACATGAGCGACTTTAATTATCAGCCATTATACGGCGCTAATAAATCAACAAAGCCGCGCGTGTTAATGGCGCAGTTTGGTGACGGTTACGAGCAAAGAATACCTGACGGAATAAACACGCAAAAACAAATATGGGGTTTGATATTTACTGATAGCGCGACTAATATCATGGCAATAGATTCTTTCTTACAGTTAAAGAATGGATCGACTAATTTCACATGGACACCGCAGGGTGCTAGTGAGATTAAAGTCTTATGTAGAGAGTGGAATTTATCACGCGATACAATAGACACTTTTACTTTGCAAGCTACTTTCGAGCAGGTGTTCGAGTGACTATACAAGCTGAAATTCAAACTGCTGGCTTATCTAATCTAATTGAACTGTTCGAGTTAGATTTAAACACGATAGGTATTGCTGAAGTTTTAAACTTTCACAATGGCATAAATGAATTAGGCGGTGACGTTGTATTTAATGGCGTTACTTATACTCGATTCCCTATTGAGGCCGAAGGATTTGAATTAAGCGGTAATGCAACACAGCCAAGACCGACATTAAAAGTGGCTAACATCGATGGGTTAATAGGCGCTGTAGCTAGAAGCAATCAAGATTTAGTTAAAGCTAAATTTATTCGCCGCCGTACTTTTCTAAAGTATTTAGATGCTGTTAACTTCACTGGTGGAGTAAATCCTACCGCTGATCCTAACGCCGCGCTAGATGATGAGATTTGGTATATTGATCGCAAGGCTAGTGAGAATAAAATATATGTTGAATGGGAGCTAACCAGCGCATTAGATTTAGACGGGCAATTTATACCTAAGCGGCAATGTATTCAGAATGTTTGTATATGGAAGTATAGAAGCGCTGAGTGTAGTTATGCCGGTGGTGCTGTAGCTGATAAGAATGACGTGCCTACAGCAGACATTAACGCCGATGACTGCGGTAAGCGTTTAAATTCATGCCAGTTAAGGTTTGTCAACACTACTTTACCATTTGGCGGATTCCCTGCCATATCATTGATACGATAATATGATCGTTACAGAATCAATTTTAAATGACGTTAAGACGCACGTTAACGTGTCGCCACATAGAGAGATATGCGGTTTGATAGTATCGCATAGGCGTAAAAACTTCTACGTTCCATGCGCTAACATATCGCAAGGAGAGAACGAGTTTATTATAGATGCGGTTGAATTCGCTGACATATCAGATAAGTATAAAGTATTAGCGGTCGTTCATTCTCATATTGGCATTAGTCCAAAACCTAGTCAGGCTGATTTAATATCAATAGAGAAAAACAATCTACCGTTTTTGATTGTTAATTATCCGCTTAATACGCATACATGGACTGAGCCTACAGGTTATGTAGCGCCATTTATTGGCAGACCGTTTGTCCATGGCGTTACTGATTGCTACGCTATGCTGGTTGACTATTACAAGCATGAGCTTAACTTAGATATAAAAGACTATGAAAGACAAAGTGAGTGGTGGTCTAAAGGTGATAATTTATATCTTGAAAATTACGCTGATGCTGGCTTTATTAAAGTGAATGATCTACAAGTAAATGATATAATCATTATGCAGGTAGCAAGTCCAGTTCCTAATCATTGTGCCATTTATTTAGGTGACAATATAATTTTACATCATGTAATGAATAGAGCTTCTAGCCGTGATGTTTACGGTGGATATTGGCGCAAGATTACATCAATAATAGTTAGGCACAAGTCACTATGTTAGCAGTAACTTTATATGGACATTTAGCCGATAAGTATGGCAAAGATCATAAACTTGACGTTAAAACTCCGGCAGAAGCTATCCGCGCATTTTGTGCTAACTTTGCAGATTTTAAGAATGACATTATTAAAGATGGGCAAGCATACTATAAATTACTGGCTGGTAAAGACAATCGAAGTGATTTAGAACGCATACATTTAGGCACATCAAAAACACTAAAGATTATTCCAGTTATTGCCGGTAAGGGTGGACTAGGTAAAGTAGTGCTTGGCGCTGCATTGATAGCAGCTTCATTCTATATTCCTGGCGCTACTTATTTTAGCGCTATGAGTTCATTTAGTCTTAACGCTAGTGCGATTGCTTCATCTATTGGATTCTCTTTAATGCTTGGTGGTGTTTCTCAGATGCTATTTGCTCCACCTAAAGCACAAATAAATAATGGTGAGAGTCCGGAGAATATTCCTTCATACGCTTTCGCAGGGGCTATCAATACTACAGGTCAAGGCAATCCAGTGCCGGTATGTTACGGACGGCTTAGAGTAGGATCGCAAGTTATATCAACAGGATTAAGCGTGACACAACTATGAAAAACATTATCGGTGCAGGTGGTGGAGGTGGTGGTAAAGGTGGAGGCGGTGCTAGTGCGCGTGTTGCCGTTGAATCTCCTGACAGCTTACGTTCTAGGCAATATGCCAACGTATTAGACTTGATTAGTGAGGGCGAGATTGATGGATTAGTAGATGGGTTAAAATCAATCTACTTAGATCAAACACCGTTACAAAATGCGGACAACTCATTTAACTTTACCGGCATTACAGTTGATGGGCGTAATGGTACGCAAGCTCAGACTTACATTAACGGGTTTGCCGGTGCTGAATCAGAAACGCCAGTAGGTGTTGAGATCGTAGCAGCTAGCCCTGTAGTTCGTACAATAACAAACACTAACACGTCATCAGTGCGTGTGACTGTATCAGTGCCACAGCTATCACAGCAAAATACTACTAACGGCGATATAACCGGCACTAGCGTTTCATTGTCACTTGAAATTCAAACTGATGGCGGTGGTTTTTTACCTTATGAACTTCGCCGCGTGTGGAATTCAAACTTCTTCGCTATTGGCAATCCTTCATACAATACGGCCGATGCTAAGGCTTTTAATATCGTCGTTACATGGCAACCAACTACAGAATATAGACCGCAAACAATTTACTATAAATTACAGTATAGAGCGCAAGGAGATATTACTTGGTTAGATTATGAGTCTACTAATTTTAGTGGCAATCCGTTTCTTACATCTGAGCAGGTGCAAGGTGGTGGTAATCTATTTAGCTGGTACAACACTATTCAAGTAAATAACTCGTCAGTAGCTCAGACTAGAACATTCAATGTTAATTTGCCTTTTGATAAATATGAATTTCAAACTGTTAAATTAAGCGGTGACGGTTCAACTGCTATCACTTACGGTGAAGGCTACTTTCCAGAAAGCGTTGATGTAATTAGTGGTAAGACTACATCTAAGTATCAACGGTCTTATAACATAACTTTACCTGCCGGCGACTCATGGGATATTAGATTAACTAGGCTGACGGCTGATAGCACATCATCTGCATTACAAAACAAGACGTTTTGGGATAGCTATACCGAGATCATAGATGCTAAGTTATCTTATCCAAACTCATCACTTATTGGCTTGCAAATAGACGCAGAGCAGTTTAATAGCATACCTGTTCGCGGTTATGAGATTAAAGGCTTAAAGGTAAAGATTCCTAGCAACTATAACCCATTGACTAGAGTTTACACGGGCGTATGGGATGGCACGTTTGTTATCGCATGGACTGATAATCCAGCATGGGTATTCTATGACATTACAACCAATGATCGTTATGGTATCGGTGAGTTTATAGACGAATCAATGGTGGATAAGTGGGGCTTATATACTATAGCTCAGTATTGTGACGTGTTAATTGATAATGGCTTCGGCGGTGTAGAGCCTAGATTTACATGCAACTTATATTTGCAGACTAGAGAACAAGCCTTTCAAGTTGTATCAAATATCGCATCGATATTTAGATCAATGATATTTTGGGCTAGTGGGTCAATCTTTGTTTCGCAAGATTCGCCTAAAGATGTGACGCAGTTCTTTAGTGCTGCCAATATCATAGACGGTTCATTTAGCTACTCAGGTTCAAGCGGTAGAGTTAGGCACACAGTGGCGCTGGTATCGTGGAATGATCCTAACGATGGCTATACGCCTAAAGTTGAGTATGTATCAGACAATGATGCTATTGCACGTTATGGCATAGTACAAACTGAGTTAGTAGCTATCGGCTGCACTTCACGCGGTCAAGCGGCTAGAATTGGTAGATGGCTAATTTACAGCGAACAAAACGAAACAGAAACAATTAACTTTAAGGCAAGTTTTGATTCTGTATTTTTACAAGCTGGTGACGTTATAGAAACTAATGATCCAAATAGATCAGGGCTTCGCATGGCTGGTCGTATTTTGTCAGCTACCACAACACTATTAACCATTGATTCTGATATAACAATTGAAGCTGGCAAGACTTACGAGATTAGCTGTAAGTTATCAGACGGTACAATTGAAACAAGGTCAATAAATAGTCCTACAGGCGCTACCGATCAGATTAATGTATCGGTTGCATTTAGTTCAGCTCCGCAAGTGTACGCAATGTGGATTATTGCAGCGAGTGATTTATTGCCTGAACAATGGCGCGTTGTTTCTATCTCAGAAGTAAGCAAAAACGAATTGCAGATTATAGCTTTGTCATATAGGCCTGACAAATATAATGCAGTAGAGCAAGACTTAATTCTAGCGCCATTGCCGACTAGCATAATCAATGTAAGTCAACCAAGTAAAGCAGAAAATATAACTGTAGTTGAATCGCTATATTTGGCTGGTATTGGTGTGGTAGGTGTTAAGGCTACTATTAGCTGGGTAACAGTGCCAGGCGCTATTAAATATATTTTAAGCTATCAAACTGAAACAAGTGCAGAAGTTATAATCAATACTGATCGTACATCGGTTGAGGCTTATCCACTAAATGAAGGTAAATATACTTTCAAAGTATTAGCCATTGATAGCCTAGGGCGCAAGTCAGTTCCATCTGAATTAGTTTTTGATATACTAGGTAAGACTACGCCGCCAAATGACTTAGAAGGATTTTCTGTAGCTCCGCTTGGCGCTATTGGTCTATTTACATGGACTGAATCAATTGATTTAGATGTGTTAGTCGGTGGGTCTGTTCGGTTTAGATATTCACCTAATCTAGAGGCATCATGGGAATCGTCTAATGACTTAGTTTCTCAGGTTGCAGGTAATTCAACCAGTACGACACTGCCTTTACAATCCGGCATGTACTTTGCCAAATTTCAAGATTCTAGCGGAAATTTGTCAACTAATGCGGTTAGCATTGTTACTAATGCAGCAAACATAATAAACTTAAATTTCATTGAAACATTAACTGGTCAACCTGATTGGACTGGTGCGAAAGTTAATACTCAGATTTATGCTGATATTGATCCTAACGGCTTAATGCTTACATCATCAGACTTATGGGATAGTAGCGAGCTGATGGATAGCGATGAGCTTATGGACTACGGCAGTGGCGTTTCTGCTACTGGTAGTTATGCGCTTGGTTCAATTGATTTGGGATCAGTGCAAACATCGCGCTTATCTAATGTAATTGAGGCTTACGGTGTTGACATGCTAAACACATGGGATGCCGATGAGTTAATGGATTCTACCGACTTAGTAGATGGCGAGGTTATATTATCATCTGCAATTATTTACTTTAGACACACTAGCGACGATCCACTAGGTACGCCGACATGGACTGATTGGAGTCCATCGGCATTGGCTGATATAACCGCTAGGGCTTATGAATTTGAGCTAAGATTAGCTAGCCGTTCAACATACCATAACATTTTAGTGTTAAAGGCTGAGTCAGTAATTGATATGCCTGATAGAATTGAATCAGAAGATAATATTACATCAGGTGTTTTAGGTTATAATGTTACTTACAATAAACCGTTTATGGTGAGTCCTGCACTTGGGTTAAGCGCTGAGAATATGGCGACTGGTGATTATTATTTATTATCTAGTAAGACTAAAGACGGATTTACGATAACTTTTTATAACTCAAGTAATGTTTCTATAAACAAAACTTTTGATTACATTGCAAAGGCTTACTAATGTCACAAGCTGATTTTAATATTGACAACATATCACGATCGCTTTTTCGTGCTGAAAATAACACATCATTACAAGCGCTGGCTAGTTTAAGCTCAGGTGCTACAGAGCCAGCTACTACTTACGCTTATCAGTTATGGGCTGACACTACAACCGGATTATTAAAGCAAAGAAACGCTGCGAATTCAGCATGGGTTGATGTTCTTACAATGGCTACTGGTTCGCCGGTTGCTGGTGGTTCTGATGCTAGCGAAACCGTAAAAGGTATTGTCGAGTTAGCCACTAGCGCAGAAGTTATCACTGGAACTGATACGGTTAGGGCTGTTACTCCGGCAGGGTTACAGTCTAAGGTTGCGAGTCAATCAGCATTAGGAATTGTTGAGCTGTTAACTGATGCAGAATATGTTACTGGCACAGATACAACTAGAGCATTAACTGCGGCGGTGGCTAGGTCTAAAAATTTAGTGGCAGGTACAGCAGTAGACTCTACAAGCGGCACTTCAATTGACTTTACTGGTATCCCTAGTTGGGCTAAGAGAATTACTGTCATGTTTAGTGGGGTAAGTCTTAGCGGAAGTTCTTTTCCAATTGTTCAATTAGGTGACAGTGGTGGTGTTGAAAATACTGGATATAATTGTCAGGTAGGGTCAGTAGTAGTAGGTAATAATATAACACGTCACTCTATATATACCACAGGCTTCGGAGTTACATTTAATAGTTCTGATGCTACTTATGTATTTTCAGGTTCATTGACACTAATAAATATATCTGGAAGCACATGGATATGTAGCGGAACAGCTCAAGAACAGGTTGGAATAATATTTTCTGCAATAAGTGGAACTAAAACCCTATCAGCAACCTTAGACCGCCTACGCATGACCACAGTCAACGGCGCAGATACTTTCGATGCTGGCTCAATTAACATCATGTACGAATAGGAGTAGTCATGCGAAAAGAAATTAACTTACTTACAGGTGAAGTTACAGAATATGAAGATGCTCCTGTAACAATTCAGCCGTTGCCAACAATTGAAGAACTAAAAGCATTAAAACTAACTGAAATAGACGCACTAGAAGCAAGTCAGTTCATGACACGCGGAGAACGTGAAGGCTGGCTAGCTATGATTGAAGCACAAGCTGATTCTCAAGGCGTATCGCTAGAAACATTATATCTAGCTAATCCGTTTTATAAAAAGCTAAAAGATGTAAATTATAAAGTAGCAACATTACGCGCTGAAATTTTTGCCATAGTATGATCTACTTATACATTTTACTAGCAGACTTATATCTGTTCTTTATAATGTATGTGGCAAGCATGGGAATGATACGCGCTCATGCTGAGAATAAACTAAACGGTGTTCTGTGGGTGCTTTGCTTGCCTTTTGTAGCGTTAAGTATGCTGCTGGACTTAGTTAATAATTTGGTTATATTCACACTGCTATTTGCTGAGTTACCACGCGAACTACTTGTTACAGCGCGATTAAAACGCCATTCCACACAACAAACATTTCGCGGTAAGTTAGCGCGTTGGATTGGTGTGCATATACTCAATCCGTTTGACCATACCGGAGATCATCTTGATTAGCCTATTAATAACTACACTATGCCTTGCTGGTACGTCTATGACGCTGTTAGGTGTATTTGTATTCATACAGTTATTGCGTAGCTCTAACGCGCCAGCAGACAATAGCAACCGTATTAATCGTATTCGTTTAGTATGGTTTGCATTGACTAGGCCTGAGTTATTTGTAAGTCAGTTTCAGTGGTTATCTAAAGACGAACTAGAAAATGTGAGTAAATAAATGGATTTTCAATCAATTTTAAATATCGTTTTAGGTAGCATATTGGCTATTATTGGCTGGTTCGCACGCCAATTATGGGATGCGGTTCAAGATTTAAAAGAAGATATGAAAAAAATAGAGGTTGATTTACCTACGCATTATGTAAGAAAAGAAGACCTAGAAAACCGTCTTGACAGATTTGAAAATATGTTAGGTAAGATTTACGACAAACTAGATTCTAAGGTTGACAAATAATGACTAAGTGGTACAAGTCAAAAACAATTTGGTTTAATATAATTATGACTGGCTTAATTACTTTAGAGGCTAGTTTAAGCCAGTTAAGCAATATACTACCGGCTAACTGGTATGGGATATTAGCAACTAGCCTGGCAGTAGGTAATGCCATGCTGCGTATTATTTCAAATACAGGCATTAGTAAATGAATCTAACCAAACATTTTACACTAGCTGAAATGATTGCAAGCTCTACAGCTTTGCGGACTGGTATTAAAAACATACCTTCGCCAACTGTTATTGGCAATTTAAAGTTATTAGCTGATGGTTTAGAGCAAGTAAGATCGCTATTAAATAATCCTATCACTATCACTAGCGGCTACAGATCGCCAACACTAAACCGTTTTATTGGTGGTTCTGTTAGTAGCGCACATTGTTTAGGCTATGCGGCCGACTTTAAATGTGCCGGCTTTGGTACGCCTGACGATATTGTACGTGCTATTAAAGATGGCGGCATTAAATACGATCAGTTAATCTGCGAGGGAGGTGCAACTGGATGGGTTCATATTTCATTTGATCCAAAGTTAAGACAACAAACACTTAATGCGCTATTTGATAGTAAAGGCAAAGCCACTTACAGAGAATTTGTCTAATTAATACAAATACATGCTAATATATAAAAGCCTTATATTAAGGCTTTTTTTATGGGATTAACATGATAATAAATGAAGAACTAAAACAATGGGCAACTGATAGGCAAATTGAATATATTGATGCTGTTAATTTGCATGGATCAAATATAAAGGCAGCTAAAGCTTTAAATGTTAATCGTAGCTCAGTAGATCGATCTATGATTGCATTAAAGAAGAAAGCCGCTTTGCATGGCTATGCGCCTGATAATGATATGGTGCATATTACACCTGATCCTTTTATTGTTCGCGGTACGTCAACACTGTATAAAGATGGCGTTGCAAAAATTCAGTGGGTTAAGACTAAGCTTGATGAAAGCAAACTTGATCAAATAATTAAGGACTCTATTCAATCAATGATTGAAGGGGTACGCGGCTTATCAGCTCCAATAGAAAAGCCAAAGTATTCAAATGATGATTTACTTTGCGTCTATCCGATGGGTGATCCACACTTTGGCATGAAAGCCTGGCAAGAGGATGCCGGAGATAACTTTGATTTAAAGATTGCAGAGGACTTAACTTGCAGCGCAATTGATAGATTGATAGCAAGCGCGCCTAATGCAGAAACAGCTATATTGTTAAATTTAGGTGATATGTTTCATGCTGACAATCAAAATAACACTTCACAATCAGGACATCAATTAGACGTTGACGGTCGTTGGTCTAAGGTTCAGCAGGTTGGATTGAAAGCAATGATTTATTGCTTACAAAAATTATTACAAAAACATGAAAAAGTTATATTCAGAATAAACAAAGGCAATCATGACGGTCATAGCTCCTATGCTTTAGCTTTAATGTTGTCATGCTATTTTGATAAAGAGCCTCGCATTACGGTTGATCTATCGCCGTCGCCTGTTTGGTACTATCATTTCGGTAAAGTGCAGATCGGTACAACTCATGGCGACACTATTAAAGGTAAAGATATATTATCTATAATGGCTAGTGATCGCCCTAAAGAATGGGGGCAAAGTAAGCATCGCTATTGCTATATTGGTCACGTTCATCATCATGACGCGAAAGAATATCACGGTGGAATTGTTGAATACTTTAGAACGCTTGCAGCGCGTGACGCATGGCATCAAGGGCAAGGTTACAGGGCAGGTCGTGATATGCGTTTGATCGTATTACATAAAGATCATGGCGAAATTGAGCGCCATACTTGCGATATTGGTATGCTTTAAATTTAACTAGAAAGGATTACAATGACACTCATATTAAGCCAATGGCGCATTATATTGCTAGCCGCAGTGATTGCTTTAGCTTACTACTATAAAACGTGCTATGAAGCATCTGTAGCTGAACTAGCTACGTTTAAAGCCGATATTGCTACACTTAAAGGAGTAAAAGAAAATGAAAATAAAATACTACGCAATTATGCAGAAAACACAGTATCAAATTTAACTGACAAACATAACAATGAATTGAAAGGTATTGAAAATGATTTTATTAAACAAAACAAACTTTCTAGTATTACTATTAGCAATCTGCGTAACAGCCTGCGCCAGTCAATCAGTAGTGCCGATGACGTGTCAGAAGTTGACACCAATACCGAAAGAACTACCGAAGAATGGCGAAACCGTTACGCAACCATTGTTGGACAATATGAAACGCTAAAACAAGGCTGCACTATTACAACCAGTGATTATAATTTATTGCGTGGTTGGGGTGATGCAGCTTGTTTGCAGGTAGGATGTGAATAAATAAAAGCCACTAACAAAATAAAAGCCCATTAAGTTGGGCTTTTTTATTATCTGCGCTTTAACTTTAACCGTTCAAAGTCTTGCAAGCAATTTGCATCGCACCATCGCTTAGTCTTATCATCTGCAAAGTCTTCACCACAAAACAAGCATTGTCCAGTCGCTTCAACTTCTAAAGTATTGGCTTTGCTTGAGATATATTTAATTGATGCTTCACTGGCTTTCATTTCTAAAGCACTTGCTATGTCTAATTGGTCTGACAAATGTTCGTTCATTATTTATTACCTTCTAATTCTAAATAAAAAGCATCAACTTGATCATTGCAAAAATTCCACAATTCAGTATTCTGCACAATCCAAAACTCACGATTGAATTTTAACATACTCTTTAATGATTGTAATTCATGGCTAGTCGTTCCTAGCTTGCCAGTCTTAATAAATCGTGACTTAATACTAATCAGCGTCGGCTTAATTACTGCCTCAGAAAAGCTGATAGCGTGTCGTCTAGCCTTACACGTCTGACCTGCAACCAGTAACATATTCATCATACGCATTAGCTTGTCATACTGCGCTTCTGTAGCGTGTCCGCTAGTGAATGACTTGATAGCTAAGTGTTCGTGTAGTTCCATTTCGGTCGTGTCTATGACTAGCATAGGTATTGCTTTTGAGAGTTTCATTTTGTATATCCGTAAAAAAATAACCGTTAAGGTTATGTGTTAAAAAATGGTTACTTACGGTAACCAATCGCCAAACCAACTTAGAAAAATGAAGTAAAACTAAGTCCGTTTGGATTAATACATATTATAAACTGAATAACCTTGCCACGGTGTAGTTTTTTGCACTACTCGTTCATTTTGTTTAAACTTGCCGGCTAGTTCTTCTAATGGTGAATGTGAGTGTACAGCATCAGGACTAATTAAACCACGCTTAATGGCTTCTTGAATATGCAGCGGAATGTTATTGTTAAGTATTTGTCTGATATTATTGCTATACCGTTTCAAATACTTTTCTTTTTCAAGTTCAATGTAAGCGCTAAATCCTTCAACATTAACGGCTAAGTATGTTTTATTGTGTGGCGTAGTTATAAAGAACTCACCTTTAAGGCGCTTAATATGAAGTGAGATTGTATGAATTGGCAAGTTTAATTTTGCTGCCATTTCATTACGTGTTAAGTCTTCGGCTTTAATGTTTTCAAATACACGCACATGATCAAATAAGAATTTTTCTTTTACATTCATTTTTTGTGGTTTCATTTTAATAGCTCCAATCTTTTCAATTCTGCATTTGCATAGAAAATAATCTTTTTAATACCGCGTAATTCGTCGCTGTGTGATGATTGACCGTAACGATAACACTCACGGAATATCTCACCGATTTGAGCGTTCATATCTTTATGGCTAATTAAGTCTTGCAGTATAGTAGAGTTTAAAGGCAATTCATAATAACTTGCTGTAGCTCCGTCTGATTTAGTTTTTGTTTCTTCTTTCATTTCAATAATCCTATAGTATTTAACTAATGTCCAATTAAGATCGCCTGCTTTAAATCTTGCATTTGGTAGTGGAATCCATGTTTCTATTTCAACAATTAACGAATGATCGATAGGACAGCAAAATGATTTATCGTGTTTTATCCATGAGGTCATAATCCTGCTGCCTCCAAAACTTTTGGGAATTCTAACCGTAAAATCTCAGT